ATGTAACCTCCGGTTTATTTGATCGTAATAAAGGAACTTGTTTATCGTACTTACATAAAGCAATCAAGGCCTGAAATCAATTAAGAATGATTGAAGATAGTCGTGTTATCTACAGATTATCAAGAGCACCAGAAAGAAGAATATTTTATATTGATGTTGGTAATCTTCCAAAAGTTAAAGCAGAGCAGTACCTTAAAGAGGTAATGAGTCGCTATCGTAATAAGTTAAGTTATAACGCACAAACTGGTGAAGTTAGAGATGATCGTAAGTTCATGTCGATGATGGAAGACTTCTGGTTGCCTCGTAGAGAAGGTGGTCGTGGAACTGAGATATCAACACTTCCCGGTGGACAAAACTTAGGAGAACTTACAGATATTGATTACTTCCAGAAGAAATTATATCGTGCATTAGGAGTTCCAGAATCTAGAATCGCATCAGAAGGTGGATTTAACTTAGGAAGATCATCTGAAATCTTAAGAGATGAACTTAAGTTTAGTAAGTTTGTTGGAAGATTAAGAAAGAGATTTGGTAATATGTTCAATGACATGTTAAGAACTCAATTAATTCTTAAGAACATTGTTACTCCAGAAGATTGGGAGAAAATGAGTGATCATATTCAGTATGATTTCTTATATGATAATCAGTTTGCAGAACTTAAAGAATCTGAAATGATGAATGAAAGATTAGGTCTTGCTGCAACTGTTGAACCATATCTTGGTAAGTACTATTCAACTGAATATCTTCGTAAGAAAGTTCTTCGTCAATCTGATACAGAAATCAAAGAAATTGATGAACAAATTGAACAGGAAATTAAAGATGGTATTCTTCCAGATCCAAGTGCGGTTGATCCAATTACAGGAGAACCAATAGGTGGTGATTTGGGTGATGTTCCACTGGATGATGATTTAGAATCTCAAGGTGCAGTAACAGATGCACAATTAAGTCAGGATACAAAATCAGCAGAAATTTAATAGAATACATTTGAACCACTAAAAAGGTAGAGATATAAATAAAATATATAACTTATCTAAATATGGAAAACATTATTGACATGATCGCAATGGATTCTGAACCAGCAAAGGTTTCAGATGAACTAAAAGATCTATTATATCAAAAGGCTGCTAAGAAGGTTGAAGACATTCGACCCGGAGTTGGTAATGCAATGTTTGATGATGAAAGTGAAGTAGAAACTGAACCTCAAGGGGAATAATGTCAAGACTATTAATTAAAGGTGCCGAAACAGTAATGCCCACTAGTTCAGCTGCTGGAATTACTTTCGATAATGCAACTGTAGTTCGTGTGGTTAACACTGCAACTGGTGCTGATCACTTAGTAACTGTTGTGGAAAGTGCAGGTGGTACTGTAGTAGGATCTTTTACTTTAATGAGATCTGAAAGTGCAATTGTTGAAAAACAAACAAGTCATGTTATCTTCGCTGCAAATGCTGCAGTTAAAGGTACAAAAGTAGGATACACAAATTAAGAAAATGAAACTAATTACCGAAGAAGTCCAAAAGGTTAAATTTATCGTTGAAGGAAAAGGCGGTAATAAAAAAATGTTTATTGAAGGTGTTTTCTTACAAGGAGATATCAAAAATCGTAACGGTAGATTATATCCCGTAAGTACTCTTGCAAGAGAAGTAAATCGCTATAATGAAAGTTTTGTTCAGAAGGGAAGAGCACTTGGAGAACTCGGACATCCAGATGGCCCAACAGTCAACCTAGATCGAGTATCTCATAAGATAACTTCACTTCGCCAAGAAGGTAAAAACTTTGTTGGTAAAGCACAAATACTTTCAACACCAATGGGTAAGATTGCATCTAATCTTATTTCAGAAGGTGTCACCCTCGGAGTCTCGTCTCGTGGTGTCGGATCATTAAAAGAAGACACTGCATCTGGGTGCAAAGTAGTTGGTGAAGATTTCATGTTAGCAACTGCTGCTGACATCGTTGCTGATCCATCAGCACCTGATGCTTTTGTATCAGGAATTATGGAAGGAAAAGAGTGGGTTTGGGAAGGAGGAATCCTTCGTGAACAACTTGCTTCACAAACAAAAAAGAAGATTAACACTTTAGTTGATCAGAATGTTTTAGATGAGCATAAACTTGGATTATTCCAAGATTTCTTAGCAAATCTGTAACATTATAAATAAATGTAGATTATTTAAAATCTAATATTCAAATGTCCGTTGGTCAAAATTAACACGATATGGAAAATGTAGTAACCAAAGGGGCAAAATCGGCAGATCCAATGCCAAAATTGTCCTTAACCACTCCGGGTCAATCTGGAGCATATGAGGACTTAGGAGGCCCTACTCCTGAGAACTCAAAACCTGATGATGATTCAAACAAATTGAAAACACCCGGAACAACCTTAAAACAGGTTAAGGATATTGTCTCTAAAGGTGCAAAACCTGCAGATCCAATGCCAGCGGGCATGAAGGAAGAGGAAGAAGTTGAAGGCGATGTTGTCGCTGAAACTGAAGTCTCTGAAGACGAAGTAGTTTCTGAAGAAGAGACTGCTGAAGTCGAAGAAACTCAAGAAGTTGTTGCCGAAGAGGAAGCAACTGAAGAAGAGGAAATCGTTGAAGAAGAGATTGACATCGAAGCAGATGTTAAAGCACTTCTTGAAGGCGAAGAACTTTCTGAAGAGTTTCAAAACAAAGCAAAGACAATCTTTGAAGCAGCAATCAAATCAAAACTTGCTGATGTAAGAGAAAGTGTCAAAGCTGAATACGAAGAGCAACTCGTTGAAGAAGTTGCTTCTATCAAATCCGAACTTGAAGAAAGAGTTGACGCATACCTTGAGTATGTCGCTGACGAATGGATCGCAGACAATCAAATTGCTGTTGAATCCGGTCTCAAGTCAGAAATGACTGATTCATTCTTAACTGGAATGAAGAGTCTATTTGAAGAACATTATGTATCTGTACCTGAAGACAAATATGATGTCATCGAGAGCATGGTAGATAAACTTGATGAAATGGAAGGTAAACTCAATGAGCAAATCGAAAAGAATGTTGCTCTAAACAGGAGATTAGCTGAGTCCTCTGCAGATGTCGTTTTTGGTGAAGTCACCGAAGGATTGGCAGCAACACAGAAGGAAAAACTTGCAACCCTTGTGGAGAACGTTGAGTTTGAAAGTGAAACAGACTATCGTGAGAAACTAGTTACTTTAAAGGAATCTTATTTCCCAAGTAACGCTGGAGCTCAAAGAGACAAATCGGAGAATCTATCTGAGGAGACAAGTACTCCAACCTATCAGGATATATCCAGTTCAATGGACAAATATCTTCAGACATTAAACCGAGTGTCTAAAAAGTGATTTTTACATTATACATTCAAACAATAAACCCAAGAGGTAATTTTTAAATGCAAGCCCCTATTAATCAGGAAGCTCTTGCAGAAAAGTGGGCACCGCTTCTGGACTATGATGGACTAGATCCAATCAAAGATAACCACAGAAGAATGGTCACAGCAGTTCTTTTAGAGAACCAAGAGCAAACAATGCGCGAAGAGCGCGAATTTTTATCTGAGCAACCTACAGTAACAACCGGTTCATCTGGTGCAACTGCTGGTTTCTCTGCTGGTGCAACTGCAGCAGGCCCTGTTGCCGGTTTCGACCCAGTATTAATAAGTCTTATCAGACGTTCAATGCCAAACTTGGTCGCATATGACCTAGCTGGTGTACAACCAATGAGCGGCCCAACAGGACTTATCTTCGCAATGAGATCTAGATTTACATCTCAGAGTGGAGCAGAAGCACTATTCAATGAACCAGATACAGCATTCTCATCACAGCATCCAGACGGAGGAAACGACGTTTCTGCTGGTTATACACAGAATGAAGGTTCATTAACAGGTGGAGCAGTTGGTTTCGGTACTACAGGTGGTACTCAGCAAACTAACCCTGCTGCACTTAACCCAGAAAGTGGTCAGAATCATAACACATATGTAACTGGTCGCGGTATGGATACTGAGGACTCTGAAGCACTTGGTACATCTGGTAACGAGTTTAACGAGATGGCATTCTCAATCGAGAAAGTTACAGTTACAGCGAAGTCCAGAGCACTCAAGGCAGAGTACAGTCTAGAACTTGCTCAAGATCTTAAAGCAATTCACGGATTGAATGCAGAAGCAGAACTTGCTAACATTCTTTCTACTGAAATTCTTGCTGAGATCAACAGAGAAGTTATTAGAACAATCTACAAAGTTGCTGAGTCTGGAGCACAGACAAACGTTGCAACTCAAGGTGCGTTTGACTTAGACACAGACAGTAACGGAAGATGGTCAGTTGAGAAGTTCAAAGGACTTATATTCCAAATCGAGAGAGATGCTAACGCTATAGCACAAAGAACTCGTCGTGGAAAGGGTAACATGATCCTATGTTCCGCAGACGTTGCTTCAGCATTAACAATGGCAGGAGTTCTAGATTACACTCCAGCACTTAATGCTAACCTTAACGTTGATGACACAGGCAATACATTTGCTGGTGTACTTCAAGGTAAGTATAGAGTATACATCGATCCATTCGCTGCAAACCTAGCTGCTGATCAGTACTATGTTGTAGGATACAAAGGTTCTTCACCTTATGATGCAGGACTATTCTACTGCCCATATGTACCACTACAGATGGTTAGAGCAGTTGGTCAGGACACATTCCAGCCAAAAATTGGTTTCAAAACCAGATATGGAATGGTTGCTAACCCATTTGCAGAAGGAACTGATCAAGGTCTTGGTCGCCTTGCAGTTAACAAGAACAGATACTACAGAAGAGTTAAAGTTCAAAACCTTATGTAATTTCCATTACATATCTTTCAAAGAGACCCTTGACGGGTCTCTTTTTTTATGCTATGGTATTTTTATGAGAGCAAACCTCCTCATAATTCCTCAAGATAACAAGGAACATGACATTAATTAACTTAGTCGAGCAGTGCGACTCAAAACTTAAACCTGCACAAAAATCTCACCTATCAACTTTAGGAGTAGTAGATAACCCAGTTAAAGGTCTATTAACTTTAGAAGAATATCTAATAGAACAAAACCCACAGCCAGGAGACAGTTTTGTATGTCTTGTGCCTGTGGGTATTTGTTTTAGTGATTCAAAATATAACCGTAGTGATAGAATTCATTTTGGTAATATTGTTAAACACTTGAATAAAGTAAACGGATTTTCTTACAAAGCAGCAGGAATTCTATCAGGTTTTCTACGTTTAAATCGTGAGCAAATAAGAGATCTTCAGTACGGAAGAGCATCTTCTCAATATACTGTGGTAGTTACGAAAGGTAATCATAGAGTTACGAAAAGATATGCTGTAAGTAATGATGTACAATCATACATTCCTATGGAGATAACAATCCACAAGACAGAAGATTACAACGAAATGATTCGTATTGAGTCTTCGGATCACACTCGTGATGCTGCATATAGAACTTCCCAAAATCAAGAAGATAAATTTAAATCTGCTTATTGGGGAAAAGAAACAGATGCAATCAATCTTTATAATTACCTAGATAAATTTTCAATTGGTGTTGCGGGAACAAATCCAAAGGCAAAATTTGGAACAACCTCTCATACTTACCTACAATCAGCAAAGAAAAAATCTGAAGTTGCATGTAGTAAGTATCTTAAAGTTTTCACAGAACAAAACTGTGAAGAATTAGTAGGAGGAACTGCTACTTTTGCAGCAACAGTTTTTCTCTCAACATTTAAGAAAGCAATTAAAAGTGTTGATGAACTTAATTCAGTTGATTCTATTAAAGGTTTTATAAAGTACATTTATAATGACCGTAACAATTTCTCCAATGCATATCTTCCAGATATGACTCAATCAAAACTTACAGAAGGTAATGGTAAGTATAAAGGCGAAGAAGTTAATGTTGCTAGATTAATTTCACTATACAATGAATATTGTGAAAAAGTTCTTAAAGCAACATTAAATGGAAACAATTCTCATGCTATTGGACATTCTTCAGATACATATTTAAAATATATGAAATCTGCTGATGCTGATATAAGAGCACGATTTGTTCAGATGTCTAAAGATAAGGTTTCATAGAAAGGGGGGTTTTAATACCCCTCTTTTTTTGTCAAGATTCCCTAACACTAAATAATTGTTACAGGAGGTTAAGACAAATGTTACACGTTAATTTCAACTGGGAACCCCCAGAAGTGCCAGAATTTGATGAAGAAATCCATAATCCAGAGAGGGTCTTTGCTTTTCTGTGTTATCGTG